CCCGCAAAGCCGCCTCTGCGGCCATCGCCAAGATTCCGCTACCGCTGGCTCGGCACATTGCCCATGCTTGGAAGCCCCAACGTGAGGAGACGGCGTGATGCCGAGGACACCCGCCCCGCTCACCGTGAAGGGGCTGTCGGGATCGCGCTGGCAGGTCTTTGATGCACAGGGCGTGCTTGTCGCCGCATTCTTTTCGGAAGCCGACGCCCGCGCCTTCGTGGCGCTGCCCGCGCTGGAGAAGGCATTGCGATTACTGCTGTGCGAACGCTGCGCGGAGGATCACCTGAGCAACACGCAATCGGTGAGTTGCTATTGTGATTGTCACAGTTCCAGAAGAGACGAAGAGAATCTTCAGCAATCGCTGTTTCTGATACGCACCGCCCTCGCGCAGGCCGACGGCCCCAAGGAGCAGCCATGAGCCTACTGGAAACGCTGATCGTCGCGGTGGCTGGCTGTATGGTTGCAACCTGTATCTCGTTCTTTACCTTTGAATGGCTGATTCGTCGTCAACGGGCGGCGGGCACTGAGAGGACCGACCCATGAGCCTCTGGCATTTAGTGCATTGTTGGCACGCTACTGGCGCCGAAGAAACGCGCCATAAGATTGACTACTTCTGCAATCGGATCATGCAAGTCTGGACAGAACGAGAATGCTGCAAATGCGGCCGTAAACAATGGAAGCAATACAAGTTCTGGTGTTGAGGTAGCTGATGTCTGAGTCCCGCCCCCCAACTCTAGACGAAGGAAGACGATTAGTCGCGCGTGGACAGGAAGTGCTTGTCCGCGCATCCTCTTACCGCATCGCAGAACGAGGTGATTCGATGGCTGACTTTCCGAGAATAACCGACATCTTCCGTCAAGGCGTCTGCGAAGTGGTGCGCGGTGAAGGCGCGTATCCGCTGACAAGGACGTGTGAGCGCCCGGCGCAATTGCGCTATCCAGCGAGGGGCGGCGGCTACATGCGGCTCTGCGACGAACACGGAGAGAAGCATCGTCGGTATTGTGGAACGTGGGACGGTGAACGCTGGCACGCAGGAGCGTGGGAGCAACCCGAAGCCGCCGACGCGGTAGCGCGTATCGATGGGATAGTCACAGGCAGTGACCGCGCGAATGAGAATCTTCGTCTACTTTCTTCGTCTCTCAAAGGATCGATCTGATGACCGCCGCGTCCCGCCCCCCTGACGACACCCCGCAGGATGAAAGTGACGTGCTGGAGAAGTATCCACCGGGATTTCGTTCCAAGCCCGTCGCCCCTGACGACACCCCCACACGCCTCCTCGATGATGAAACAATTCATTTCAGCAGTTGTGGACTACTCGATAGTTCAAGTGACGTGTGTGATTGTCGGGTTGCGGAGTTACGCGCCGAAGTCTCCCGTCTCCGCGAGGAGCGAGAACTAGACATTGCGAGACTTGAGACGCTGGGCAAGTTTCTCACGCGGGCTGAGTCCGACGTCTCCCGTCTCCAGCAGGAGCACGCCCTGCTCCGCAGAAGTTTAGATATACTCGTCAAGCAGATGGCGGACGCAGGTGTCTAAGCACGCCCCCCGCGGACCCGTGAAGGTGCATACAGACCCTATGGACGGCACAAACCCCATAGATGCCCCATTTACGCCCTGCACGGCGCATAGTCGATCTGGGAATCGGTGCAAGCGTCGGCCCATCCCTGGCGGTGCTGTCTGCTACATGCACGGTGGGGCGGCTCCGCAGGTCCAAGCCTCTGCCAAAGAGCGCCTGATGGCCTTGCAACCCTTGGCGATTCAGACCTTAGCGAAGCTCTTAGCGCGGGACGAGTTCCCATCGGTACAGCTCGGGGCGAGCAAGGATGTGCTCGACCGCACCGATGGTAAAGCCTTTGAGCAACCCCAGGAACTGAACATCACCATCAACATCGTCGATGTCTTGAAGCAGCGCCATGCTCGACGCCTCACGGCTTAGTCCCACCGACGAACTAGCCTTAGCCGAGTGGGCGAGAGACTGCGCCGAAGACCCTCTGCGCTTTGTGCTAGAAGCCTACCCGTGGGGCGAACCTGGGCCCCTCAGCCAACATGACGGCCCGGATACGTGGCAGCGGGCCTTTCTCGAAGACTTGGGCAAAGAGGTCAGAACGCGCGCCTTCGACGGCGTGACGCCTGTGCAGCCTATCCGCCGGGCGGTCTCGAGCGGCCACGGCATTGGCAAGTCGGTCATGGTGGCGTGGCTGGTGGATTGGATCATGTCTACCCGGCCCTACTGCAAGGGCACCATTACCGCGAACACCTTTACCCAGCTTGAGACCAAGACCTGGGCCACGGTCCAGCATTGGACGGGCCTGTGTATCACGGCGCCGTGGTTTGCGGTGGTGGCGAACCGGATGTATCACCGGCAGTATCCGAAGTCGTGGTTCTGCGCCCCGCAGTCCTGCCGGGAAGAGAACAGCGAAGCCTTTGCCGGTCAACATGCCGCGGATAGCACGTCCTTTTACATCAACGACGAGGACTCCGCGGTGCCCGACAAGATCCACGAGGTCAGCGAAGGTGGCCTGACCGACGGGGAACCGATGCAGTTCCTGTTTGGCAACCCCACGAGGACCACGGGCGCCTTCCATGCGGCCTGTTTCGGGGTGCAGCGCTCACGGTATGTGGTGACGGTCGTGGATAGCCGGGAGAGCCGCTTTACCAACAAGACGCAGATTGCGGAATGGGCGCAGGACTATGGCGAAGGATCTGATTTCTTTAGGGTTCGTGTGCTCGGGCTGCCGCCAGCGGCTTCTGACCTCCAGTTCATCGACACACAGACCGTCTCCGCTGCCCAGTCCCGGCAAGTGCTCGCTTTGCCAGATGAACCGCTCATCGCTGGCCTTGACTTGGCTCGTGGCGGGTCTGACGAGTGCGTCATACGGTTCCGCAGGGGGCCAGACGCCCGCAGTATCCCTCCGATCCGAGTGCCCGGGGCCCAAGCCCGAGACTCGATGAAGATGGTCACGCTGGCCGCTGACGTGCTGACCCGTGACTACTCCGGCCAGCGGGTGGCGAAGCTCTTCGTGGATGCGACCGGCGGCAGTATCGGCGGTCCGATTGCCGACCGGCTGCGGCAACTCGGCTATGACAACGTGATTGACGTGCAGTTCGGTGGGGAGAGCCCTGACCCGAAGCTCGCCAACATGCGGGCCTATATGTGGTCGAAGCTGCGCGACTGGCTGCCGCGTGGCGCCATTGACAGCACGTCGGCGCTCGAGATGGACCTGACGGGGCCCGGCTATACCCATGACAAGCAGGATCGCGTCCTGCTCGAGTCCAAAGAGAACATGAAAAAACGCGGGGTCGATAGTCCGGACGACGGGGACGCCTTGGCCCTGACGTTCGCGCAGCCGGTGCGGGTCGCCATGCCTGCGCCAGCGCCTTATCGGCCCCGCGTCAGTTGGACCTAGAACAGGTGTATACTGCCGTGCCAGTGGACCCCTACGCAGCCCTGAAGACCACGGATACGTGGCGCGGACCGGCGAAGCTGCAGGTTGAAGAGCGCGACGATCTGTCTGCGGTGGTGGCATTGCTCACGGAACGGATTGCGGCTCTTGAGCGCCGGTATGCGCGGCTCGAGGAGCACGTCCATTTCTCGCGGGACACGGTCGAAGGCGTGGGCACGGTGGAGATTAGCGGCCATGAGTCCTGACGAACGCGAGGCCATCTATCGCACGGCGCTTGCGCAGTTGCGGGAACGCTGGCCCCAGTTCTCCGAGGATGACCTGACCCGGGCCTTCTGTCTCCCGCTGACTACGAAGCGCGATATGGCCTTTCTCAAGTCCATTCACATCTCCCCGGAGTAGCCATGCCCGCCAAGTCTCGAGCGCAGCAACGCCTGATGCAAGCCGCTGAACACGGCGCGACCTTCCCGATGGCTGAGAAAATCCGGTCATCCATGACCCATGAGCAGATGCACGATTTCGCCGTAGGTTCAGAGAAGGGCAAGCCGGAGCACGTCAAGAAGGCGCGAGCCGCCAAGCCTGCGGCAGACCCGAATCACGAATCATATGCCTACGACTGGCGGGCGCAACAGCACCCGCATCGCAATCTGGGCAAGTTCCTGCACAAAGCGAAGTAATGGGGCGTGAGGCGCGAGCGAATCCACGGTCACGCGAAGCCTACAAGAGCGGTCGCGGTGTGTTGACGGCTCGTCTCGCGCTCTTTGCGGATCATTTCAAGACGCGCACAGACTTCGATACCTTCGTGGCGCAATCGAATGTGACGGATGCGGAGCGGCGCTTCCTTGAGAAGCTCCTGCCCGAACGCCTACGGGTCATGGAATCCTGATGGCTGAGTCTCCCGGCAGTCCCTCCCCACGGCGCGACAAGAAGGGCGACGATGCCCTGCTCGAGGAGATTCGCGACCGCTACACCTACGCGAATGATCAGTGGGAGCCGATTCGCAAAGCGGCGAAGCGGGACATGCAGTTTGTGGGCGGGGACCCGTGGGATCCGAAGGACCGCAAGGCCCGTGAGGATGCGGGCCGCGTCTGCCTGTCGCTGGACGAGCTCCACCAGTATTTCAATCAACTGATCAACGACGTGCGGGCGAATCCCAGGGCCCCGAAGTTTGACCCGACCGGGAACGGGGCGAGCGCGAAGACCTCCGAGTTCTACCAGGGCAAGATGCGGGAGATTGAGTATCGCTCGCAGGCGCAGATTGCCTATACGACGGCCTTCCAGAATGCCGTGCATCAGAGCTATGGCTGGCTGCGCTTCTCGAGCAAGTGGATGCCGAAGGGGTTCGTGCAGGACCTCTGGATCGAATCCATTGAGAATCCTGACCTCGTGCTCGGCGATCCCGATGCGTTGCGTCCCTCGTCCAGTGACCAACGGTATCTGTTCTACCTGCAGGAGCGCAGCATTAAGGAATTTAAGCGCGAGTTTCCGGAGGCTGAAGTGACTAACTTCACGCCCGAGGTGATTAGTCAGGCGCCGGCGTGGATCAAGCCTGAGCGGATCATGCTCGCGGAGTATTGGAAGGTTGAGCCGGTCACGAAGGAACTGGTGCAGATGCAGATGCCCGACGGGAGTACCCGCGGCTTCTACACCGACGAACTGCGCGACATGCCGGCGGGCGTGAAAGTCGTCAACCGGCGCGAAGAGTCGGTGCCCTCGGTCTGCATGTATCTGACCAATGGCGTCGAGATCCTGAAGAAACCCGGCACGCCGAAGCGGCAGGCATGGGCCGGCAAGTACATTCCGTTTGTATCGTGCTTCGGCATGGTGATTTACGTCGATGAGGGGTCAGGCCCCAAGCGGCAGATGCTGAGCATGACGCGACTCGCCCGCGACCCCTACATGCTCTACTGCTACTACCGAACGTGTCAGGCGGAACTGGTCGGGATGACGCCGAAGATCCCCTATTTCGTGCGGCGGGGGTCGCTGAAGCCGGACCAACTGGCGAATCTCACGAAATCGCTGCACGAGCCGATTGCGGTGATTGAGGTTGAGACGTTCGTGGATGGGATGCCCGGTCAGGCGCCAGAATTTCCCGTTCGCAACCCGTATGAGCCGTTCATCCAGAATCTGGAGATTGGGGCGGAGTCGGCCCGGCGAGCGATTCAAGCGGCGATGGGGGTGTCGCCGTTGCCGACGGTCGCGCAGCAGCAGAACCAGAAGTCCGGCATTGCCCTGCAGCAGATTCAGAGCTCGCAGCAGAAGGGGTCATTTCACTTCCTCGATCATTACAACGAGATGCTGCACCAGGGCGCGGTGATTGTCGAAGACCTGATCCCGAAGGTCTATGACACGCCTCGAGAAGTGGGCGTGCGGGACGCGAAAGACAACGCGAAGACGGTCTGGATCAATAACCCGCAGATGCAGCGCAAGGGCGACCTGGCGTCGGTCGAGGGCGATCATACCGTCACGATCAGCGAGGGCCCAGCCTTTGAGAGTCAGCGGGCAGAAGGCGCCGCATTTACCGATACGCTGGTGAGTAATATCCAGATGGTGGCGGCGGTGGCGGGCCAGAAGGCGGCGGCGGCGGTGCTGGGGATGGCGGTCAAGCTGAAGAACCTGGGCGAGATTGGCGACGAGATTGCCAAGGTCGTGACGCCTCCGGAGTATGCGGAGCAGGATGGCCAGGACGGCATTCCGCCGCAGGTCAAGGCCCAGATGCAGCAGTTAGGGCAAGAGAACCAGCAACTCAAGCAGGCGATTGAGTCGAAGCAGGCCGAGAAGCAGGCGGAAGCCCAAGCGAAGGGCGCCATCGACATGCAGAAGCAGCAACTGGAAGGGCAGCAGAAGCTCGACCAGATGCGCCTCGAGCAGCAGGGCAAGGAACGCCTCGCCTGGATCCAGCAGACGGCCCAGATTGCGATTGCCGGCGCCAAGATTGACGCGGAAGAGGCGCGGACGTTTGTCGATGCCGCGGAGAAGGGATCGGCGAAGGCGCTTGACCTCCACATGGAGCACCTGGCGCATGTCCAGGATGCGGTCCATGCCACGGCGCAGATGACGCATGAAAAGGCGCTGAGCGAGCAGGAGCACGAGCAGGCGCTGCAGCAAGCGCAGGTTGGGCACCAGCAGGCCCTGGAACAGGCCAGCCAAGGCCAGCAGCATGTCCTGGAACAGGGGCAGCAAGCGGCGGATTTGGCCCCTGAGCCTGCGGAGCCGTCAGCATGAGCCGCTTCGGTGTATACTGCGTGACCATCACCCGTGGATAGAAAGTAACCAGCATGGCCGACGACCAACCCGCCGCCTCGTCAGCGGTCGCTGAGACGCCTGCGGGCCCTGCCCTCCCGAATCTCTCGGAGATGAGCAGCGCCCAAGTGGCGGAATGGCGCAAGACCGGAGACGCCCCCAAGGACGCTGCTGCGGAGTCGTCCCCCGCCGAACCTGTCGAGCAGGTCGCCTCAACGGAGGCTGTAGCCGCGCCCGCCTCGGAAGCGGGCCAACCGACGAAGAAGAAGAACGCCGAGAGTCGGAAGCAGGAACTGCAAGCCGAGATTGACGGACTGCTCAAGACCCGCGCTCAATTGCGGGCCGAAGTCAGCGCACCCGTCCCGGCTAGCCGCCCAGATGTGCAACCCGTGGCGTCATCGCCCACGGCGGCCTTTCCTGATTACGATACGTGGAGCACACAGCAGCCGGCGGGGTCTGATCTGCGCTATGAAGTGTATAGCGCGGAATTTACGCTCGATGTGGCAGCCAAGAAAGCCCAGGCCCACCATGAGCGGCAGACCTATCAGGCGGCGGTGCAAGAAGCGGAAGCGGTCAAGCAGGCGTATCTCAGTCAGGCGCAGACGTTCGTGACGGACCATCCCGACTACTGGACGGTGGTGAATCCGATCACGAGTGAGTTGCAGCCGACGCCCACGACGGAAGCGTTGGGGAATGTGATTGCCCGCACGGCCGCGCCCACGAAATTGCTCTATCATCTCGGCACGCATCGCGAGGAGTTCAACCGGATCGTGAATCTGCCCCCGGCGCGGGCGGTCTACGAGCTCGGGAAGCTTGACGCGGTGCTCTTTGGTTCGTCGGTTCCTCCTGTGTCGCGAACAAGTGCCCCGCCTCCCGTGGACGGCTTGTCTACCCGCGCTGTGGCGCCCGTAGACGATGTCGATGCTGCGCTGGCGTCGGGGGACTTCAGCCGTTACAAGGCCGCGCAAAATGCGCGAGATGTGGCGGCGAGACGAAGGTGAGTAACCGATCATGCCGACGACCAATTCATGGAATGTCGTTGACTGGCTGACGACGGAAGGCTTGCGTCTACTGACGAACAAGTTGGCCGTCGCGCAGTTTGGCAACACGAACTACAACAAGGAATTTACGCGAGACTTCGCGGTCGGAGAGACCGTCCGTGTCCCGCGTCCATTCCAGCCGACGATCCGCACCGGCCTCGGGTATAACCCGCAAGCCGTGACACGCATCTACACCACGGTCACGGTCGATCAGGTCTTCGGCGTCGATCTCGAATGGGACGACGTGCAGAAGGCCCTCGAAGTGACTCGGCCCGATGCGCAACTCCGTGATCAGGTGCTTGATCCCTGCATGTCCTACATCGCGCAGGAGATTGACAGCCGGTTCACGCAGTTTGCGTATCAGCATGCCAACAACGTCGTCGGCGTGCTCGGGACGGACCCGACCTCGACCACCATCACCATGCAGGCCCGGCAGCGCATGATTGAGAAAGCCTGCCCGCCCTCGGGCAACAAGGGCTTCATCATTCCGCCGTCGGTCAACACGTCGCTGACCCCGGCGATCCAGTCCTTGTTCCAGCCCGACGACGAAGTCTCGCGGCTGTTCAAGGAAGGGTCCCTCGGGCGTCTGAGCGGGTTCAAGTGGTATGAGAGCATGTCGCTCTACAGCCACACCGCAGGCACCTGGGCCGGCGCCGTCACCATCACGACCACGATGGCGAGCGGGGACACCACGATCGCGGTGACCTGCACCAACGGCGACACGTTCAAGAAG